AGAAAAGAAATGGTATAATAACGTAGTTTTTATCGATTTTCTGATTTTTATATTTTCATTCGTCTTTTTAGCGCTCGGAGCTGGAGTTATGTATCTTTGTTATCCTCCGGTATTGATGGCATTCCAAACGTGATATCATTGATTTCGTATAAATGACAATAAATAAGTGATTTTCTATGTATATACGTCTATTTAGAACTATATACATTCTCTATGGTTGACTCTACGAAAGTTATCGTCATCGGCGTTGTTGTCGCAGTTGTGTATTTTTTATTGAAATTTATAGAAATGCGATTCGTTGACCCTGAAAACCAAAAACCGATTAAAATATTAGTACGCGATGCTATTATGGTTTGCATTTCGGCAGTATTAGGCGTATTTGTCCTCAATCAATTTGAGAATATTGGGATTGGCGGCGGCAGCGGCGGTGGTGGCGGCGGCAGCGGCGGTTCTACTACACCCGCAGTGTTCGTAGATACACCCGGATTTTAGATTTCGCTAATCTAAATGGTCGTGATTGGGCGGTTCGGGCGTCGCAGTAGGTTTCGCAGATGCAATACCATTCTCGTAATAATGTTTTCCAACCTGGTTTAGGTTTGATAACATCAAACGCCACGCATCCTTATATGAATGCTCAGTATATTTGAGATCCCGCGCCCATCTCTCGCAAAAATCGCGAACATATGGCGCAGCGATTGCATTTTTATACTGCGGCATTGATGGAAAGAGATGATGCTCAATCTGAAAATTAAGATATCCCATAATCCACGTTACCATTGGCGATTTTGTAGATATATTCACGGTATGATGCAATGCGTATTCAAACCAGAGAATATGCTTGTCGTCTGGAAGAACGCCAGTAAATGAATGCGAGAGTGAAAAATGCCCGAACAGATAAATGAAATTGAAGAAATTAACAATCATCAAGAGAAAATAACACCACACGATGTTGTTATGAGCTGAACCGCCGTTGTAAAAAATAATCGGCAATACTATATGTGAACCCGTCATACATACCACCTCAAACGCAGTCTCCGCATATACTTGTCTCGTCTTTGCAGAACACACGCGATGAAACACCTTCTTTGGATGAAGATAATACATCCAGAATAAATGAACCATTATTCCGTTGACTACTGGCAAAAATGTCCACGCCTGAAACCGCATCCACCATCGATTCATAAACCTCGCGGCAGTTTTCCCGTTTGTATTGTCTTCAAATGCGCGATTGAAAAATGCGACGAGTGGTGTAGTATCCAGGTCGATGTCGTGTTTGATTTTCTGTGGTGTTGCGTGGTGTTTTTGATGCATCGAATTCCATACCGACGAACTTACACCGCCACCAAATCCCATCGTCGCCGTCTGAATCGCTCGGTCGATGCTCTTGATTCCAGTGAAACTTAAATGTCCGCATTCGTGTTGCACCCATCCGCAGCGCGTCTTGAATGCAATAAACGAGAGAATTGATGCGTAAATATTGTAAGAAGCAAACCACGTCCCTAGACCGAAATAGAATGCCAGTTCTAGCATACGAAAATAGACGTGGATATAATCTGGTTCAAAGCACCCCTGTTCCACGAGCTTCTCACGCATCTCTCGGAAATCTCTCGTCATATCTTGCTGGTGCTGGGTAAGGATAATCTCGGCAGGTTCGTCTTGATATTCTTCCCCAGACGAAGAAGACGAAGAAGACGAAGAAGACGACGATGTAGCCAATGGAAGTGAACGCAATACGTTGACCGCCTTGGTAGAACGATGGTGAAACTCGCGAAACACCTCTGTTGCATCAGGCGAGTCCTTTGCATAATGAATGATGTTGCCACCAGGATGCTTAAAATCAGTTATATCGTAGGTGGAACCGTCGATGGTTATAGTGTCGCGGGAGGCGGCTTTTCCATTTGTATCCATTCTATATAATCGTACTATATAAATAACCGCGATTATGTTTATATATTATTATTGTAATAAATAAAATTAGTATTATAATTAAAAATTGATAGTTCCAATGGGAACAATAGAATATACAGATTACCACGCACACTGGCAAAATGTCCTCCAATTATTTATTATCCCAGCTTGAACACGGCGGATGCAACGGAAGAATGAAACTTGAAAATGGGAAAATCGTATTTGAGATTGCTTCGCCGACTCCGCAGCAGCAGTACGCCATCCCTGCGCCTAGTGCGCCGCCACTGGCTGAAGACAATCGGCTCATCTATGATTTGAGAGTTGAATTGGACGAAACAAAGGGAAAATTGGCCGTTATGGAGCAACAGATTCAACAACTGTTTAAGTTTCGGGAGGTGGTTTCGATACCAGTCTGGGGGAATCCTCATGCTCCGCCACGAGTCACATGTGAATCATCCATGTTATACAACTTTAATGTAAATACAGTAAGATTTATTCATTGGTCATATTCAATTTACGCGAGGTGTATCAGCAAATTTCCATCATATAGTATCCTACTCGGCACATCGGATGTTCCATTACTTCCCGGTACGGAAAAAGTAGATGATATCATCTACGTATTACAAACTCAGGTCAGACGTGATATGATGAATAATATTGTCATCCAACCTCACCAAACAATTACCCCCGACTGTGGGGCCATCATAAAGTTCATCCACGACTGGATGAAAACATCGCCCGTCAACATTGAAATAACAATAATGAATCTTGGCGCGACTCTTGCGATTGGATTTGTCGTCGCCCTTTGCGAGATATTGAACCCAGACAAACTATCAAAACTGAAAATAAACACCGCGAAAATCAGTGAGCAGACCGAGTTGAGGAACAAGGTAGACAAGACCTTATTTCGAAAAATAGAAATCGAAAATGTTATGTCGTCTATATAAGAACCTCTGCATCCACCGGCCAACCCACCCCCCGACTTACTTTTCAAATACTACGCATAAACACAAAATTGAAATGGTGTTTATGTATTTTTTATGAACCTATCGAATATCGCATCCATCAATGCCGATTCCTCCTCCTCCTACGCTGCGTCTTACTCCGGAACAAGCTGCGCCGGGATACTGGCCGATAACCCTCGCCGACGCCAATGCCTTGGACTTATCTTATATGAATGATTCGTGGTGTACAGACAATCTGAGAGATGGATTATGCGCCGTTATCCGCGCCAATGCACTACCCAATATCCAAGTTCGGGAAATAAATGTCTGGAAATATCTCTCAGAGTATAGCCCTCCAGAGAGCCACGGGTTTATGTTCAGCGCCGGCGACAGCAACATCGTATCACAGGTGCAGGACCAGATGGAGATCGGTCATTCTGGATGTTCAATGGGCTGGACAATGCGGAATATTGAGGTCATTGCGAAGAATGGACTTCCGGCACATCGAGAGATGTTTCTGAACCGCCGGAATAAATAGGTAATGTATCCACATTTATAAAAATATGCGTGTTCTTGCCATCTTTCAAGAATTTGGCCGACAATGACGCGTGTTTCTTATATTTTTTTTGCGTTATCTTGTAGACATCAAATAATGGATTCCGAATTTCATTCGACGGAATATGCCCATGCACGGAACGAGAGATCATTTTATACAACTTGAAATCAGGATACCGCTCTTCACCGCTGGATTTATACAAAATATTCCGCCCTTTATCGTCCATTGTCCATTTAACAATTAACTCGATAATTGGGTCAGACTTGCATAATTTTTCCACCTTACGCAGGTCATAGATGAAGTAATCAAACAATGCACAGGCAAACCGGCATAAATCAAAACTGAAGTTCGGTTCTACGGTTTGTTTTTCCGGGTTGTAATAAGGCGGGAAATTGTACTGGGTGGCAGCGTCGCCTTTCGGATGAAAACTGTCGCTGCAAATAAGTTCACCGCGGAACTTATAGATTGCGCGGCCGAAATCGATAATTTTGAAAATGCGGCCATACGTGGGGACCTTATAATACTGTTCATCAATGAGATAGTAAATGAACTCTTCAGTCGTTTCAATAAACATGACATTATTTGTGTGCAGATCATTATGCGTGAATTCAAACATTTTCTGATAAATAATTAGCGTCATAATAACTTGAAATAATATGGATGTCCATTCATCTTTAGTCAATTCATCCGTCATCATAATATGGTCGAGTGTGCTTACACACTTTTCAAGAAGAATTGCTTGGACAGGGAAATCCTTGATTTTGACGATGATTTGTTCGTCATCGCTTTCATAGCTTCCCGTCTCGTCATCGTCGCTTCCCGTATAGCCGCTCTTCGAGTCGTCATCGTCGCTCTCGCTTTCCGTTCCGTCGCCGTCGCAGTCGCCGTCGCCGTCGCCGTCGCCCTTATCAAAGGATGAATCATCTACTTGAATCATAGAGGTTGATGGATTGTCGTCGTCGTCGTCGTCGCTCTCGCTTTCCGTAGTATAGGAAGAGTTTGATTGAGATGAATCGCTATCGCTCGTATCGCCGTTATTGTCTCTTGTTTGATTTTTTGGGTGTAATGATGTCGAACCGCCGCCGCCGTCGCCAGTGAGTAGCGTTTCATCAATGTTTAAATCGACAATTTCTATCGCGGGTTCACAATCTCTCGAACAGGACGATGTGTCCGTGACATTTTCGATAATGATATCATTCGTAGAGAGGGATGCATCCACTTGAGAGATATTTTCTAAAATGTTGATTCTATTTTGCACTGATTTATAGTCGCCGGCGGACTCAATATAACTATTTGCACCACACGCGCCGACCATTGGTTTCATCTTGTTTCGGATTTTCATCAACTTACTAATATTGACATCCGAGAGATCGCCGTCTACATCATCCCCAAATTGCGAATAATCGATTGTAAAGAGATCGTTTTCGTAGTTATTGAAAAACGAGCATCCAACAAGATAATCGATATCATCAAAGACATTCGCGGAAAATTCACGTTGTTTACACAAATAACTACCATAATAATCGATGCCGTGTACGACGCCGTGGGTATGAAGGGCGCGACTCGTTAAATAAGAGAAAAACCCGTCGACATAAGAGGTATTATTGGTGTTCAACATTTTTTCTTCACACTCATCTGGGGTAGAATTGTATTTAGGAAGGGACCGTATTTTATCGTGATTTGCCTGGTATTTTCCAGATAAATATCGAATTGGGTCCAATAATGGCGAGTATTTGACAAATACTGGATCATTATTCGTGTTTCCATTATCGTCGGCAATAATGGTTTCTAAATGGTTTAGAGAACGAGAATCATTGTCGGGTGCATTCTCATTATTATCGTCGCCTTCCATAATATCATTTGGTCGTGTAATAATATTCTGTAAATAATACTTTTGATTCAATTGAATTGCATTATAATTAGTCTCATTGATATCAAAAAATCGCGAATAAATAGGGATAAAATTCTGAATATCGTAAAGCAATGCCTGTTCGATTGTAGTCGGTATATATTTATGTTTTCTGTAATGAATTTGAAATGCCATTCTATACAATATTCCTAAATGTAATCGTAATATGATTGATGAATAGAAGTTTTATATTCATTTTAAACGGGCGGTCCAGCATACGCTTCCCCGTCCCGCCCTGTCCCGTCCCGTCCCGCCCCGTCCCGTCCCGTCCCGTCCCGTCCCGTCCCGTCCCGTCCCCCGCCCCATTCGTAAAATAAGAATAAAAATAATATACATCATTATTATTATTAGACAGAGGACTGAATATGAATTTAGAACTCGCGAAATTCGATATGAAAGCAATCAGCTTTCGCCCTGATGAAAATAAGGGGCCGGTTATAGTGCTTATTGGGCGGCGTGATACCGGTAAAAGTTTTCTCGTGCAGGATCTCATGTTTCACCACCAAGATATCCCCATTGGAACCGTCATCTCTGGAACAGAGGCAGGAAACGGATTCTTCGCCGCACATGTCCCCAAACTCTTCATCCACGATGCATACAATACCGCGATTATCGAAAATATTCTCAAGCGGCAAAAGGCAGTCTTAAAGCAGGTCAAAAAAGATATGGATATGTATAAGAAGTCGTCCATTGACCCGCGTACATTTGTCGTTTTGGATGATTGCCTGTATGATAACAAATGGACGAAGGACGTTATGATGCGCCTCCTCTTTATGAACGGGCGTCATTGGAAGGTCATGTTAGTCATCACAATGCAATATCCCCTTGGTATCCCTCCAAATCTCCGCACGAATATCGACTACGTTTTTATCCTCCGTGAGCCATATATTGCGAATCGTAAGCGAATCTATGACAACTATGCGGGTATGTTCCCCACATTTGAGAGCTTTACTCAGGTTATGGACCAGTGTACCGAGAATTATGAGTGTCTCGTCATCAATAATAACGCGAAATCGAATAAATTACAAGACCAAATCTTCTGGTATAAGGCGCAACAGCACGGGCCTTTCAAGCTGGGCAGTAAGGAGTTCTGGGAAATATCGAAAAATCTCGGTTCTGATGATGAAGGCGAGCAGTCGTATGACCCTAATGCTGCGAAAAACAGTAAGGCGCCGAAGATTAACGTCAAGAAGAGCAAGTGGTGAGGGAAAGTTGCTTTGGACGCCCAAAGCAAGATGCCAAAGTTAGCATTCAATAGAAAACCGCTTTTGTTATAACAAAAGCGGTTTATGAAATTA